CTTTAGAACCTCTCGTGTATCATTACTAAGTTTCATCAATTTTTCTCCGTAGTATCGTGATTATGAAGAGCCATTATACCATAATGGATCACCTTTAGCAAGTCATTCCTGTTCTTGCCATCTTTCTTTCCATACCGTTGTGAATATTTTAGAATGTTACCGATACAGAAACCTTCACCATGTCCACTGTCCATGATAAATTCTGTTGCCTGAAATTTGTTATGGGAATAGTGTGCAGAGTAAGTTTTATCAATATACTCTTGCAGTTCTTTCAGAATTCTATCTTCTGAATATTTGTAGTCGATACGCTCAGTAAGAGCTGGTTCATCTTTTTTATTAAACATCTGTTTATACATAACAAAAACCTCAAGTTAATTAGTCATACTATATCACATAAGAGCGCCCCTGTCAAGAGGCGCCCTTACTTTACTTACTTGATTTCGATCAAACGTGGTTTCTTTTCTTCTGGAATAATTCTTTCCATGTCGATTTTCAGAATACCATCCTTCATATCAGCACCATTTACAACTACGTCATCTGACAGTGTAAAGGCCTTCTGGAATCGTTTGTTTGAAATACCTTTATGTAGGTATTCCTTCTCATCATCACCATCTGGGCGAGACTTAGATTCAATCTTCAGAATATTCTCTTTGAATTCAATCTCAATCTCATCCTTTGAGAATCCAGCAACGGCAATCTCAAGGGTGAATTTATCATCATCATTTTTAACGATGTTATATGGGGGATAAGTTGATGCTGTCGGAACATTCATCAGATTATCGAACATTCTATCGAAACCGATAGAGTAAGTATTGATCCTTGATGGATCTAGTGTAAAGGCTGTATTTACCATTTTTCATCTCCTTTATTAAGCAAGATACAGTGTGATACCCAATTACGGCATATCACGTTAAAGTGGTGGTTTTTAAGGGAGAACCACCAAACTCCAATTTGCGACACAGAGTAAGCATTTTGTGTGTCGGACAGGGCGACTTACGAACAGCACCCTATACACTATATATAAGACTTAGGCAGCTTCAGCGTACTCAAGTGCTTTATCAAGTGCATTTAGTTTCACCTTACGGTTACGTCCATACCACGCAGACTGTAGGCGGCTGTCACCTTCACGACCCTGTAAGTGGTCAGTCATATATGTGACAGAGTTGAATGCCTGCCACCAAGTACCTTCGGCAAAGTTTGCCCCTGGCTGTGTCTGCAAGTTTTCCATTGCAGTCTTGGCGTTACGAGAAGTGAATGGAAGTACACCATCTTCTTTCTCTTTTGCAGGCGCACCGAATACTTCATTGAAGTATTGGATTACGTTGTCGCCAGTAGCAGGTTTACTACCAAGAAACTCTGCCATTGACTTGTACTGCTCCATCTTCTCACGAGCAATACCCATCTGTTCTTTCACCTCTGCGGCATCGAATGCCTTACGGTGATTAACAGTAACCATCTTGTCAGTATTCTGTGACAGAGACAGTGTGAGAGTGTTGTTACATACGACACGAATTGGTGTCATACGAATATTCAGTGCCTTACCAAATTGGTGAGGGTTAGTGAACAGGAAGTAGTTCTCTGTCAAGTCACCATTGAAGAGTTCAAAACTCTCTTTGGTTTTTGCAAGAGCCCAAACAAGTTGTCCATTCTTGAGTGAACCAGCGGTATGCATTTCCATATCGCCCGCCATCACATAGTCATGGAAAAACTCAAATGCCTCTGAGTTCTGTACAGGATTCCAACCTGTACCCACAACATCAAGAACAGTGTTATCAGATGTACGAACAAGTGCTTCCTTGTTCTTCACAATTGCACCTTGTGGTGTAACAAGTTTCTCTTTAGTTACTTCCCAATCAAGTCCAGCAACCTTCTGGAACTGGCCAGGTGCGAGGTCTGCCTCAACCTTAGTACCAAGTCCATGCCACGGAACGTCACCAACGTATGCCATTTGTGCTTGTCCGTTTACGATTTCTAATTCATGTGCCATAATATATGTCTCCTAACGACTTTGTTTTCTCACTTTACTTATACAGTATATGTTGTTTTAGTAACAAAGTCAAGATGTTTTTACAACTTTTTTTCATTTTCTTCCAAAAAATTGTGTAGGGATACCATTTGGTTTATCGAACAGATACCAACAACAGTTATCTTTACCTGTACTCTTACTACCCTCAATCCACTTTACACGGCCGATACTTACCACTCTTTTTAGTCTAGGTATGAACTGAACACTTTGTTTAGTGTGCATCCAATCTGCATCAAAAAGTAACCATGTGGGTAATCTATCAGAAAAGTGTTCAATAATTGGATGAAGTATCTTTCTGTTCCATGGCGGATTTGTAATCACACAATCTGCAACTTGTGGTTCTACTTCCAGTGCATCTGCTTTGAGAACAAAATCTGCCTGTGGTTCAATATCACTTGCCCATGTGCAAATACCACCATGTACCTTTAGGTGGTTTATCAATCTACCATCACCGGCACAAGGCTCTACGAAACTAAATGTTTCTGGTAAATGGTCTGCAAGTGGAAGTACTGCCTCATATGGGGTGGGGTAGAAATCCCTTTCTACCCTCTCAAAGTCACTTCTCTTTCCCATCCTTTTTATATTCCTCATAAAGAATTAATGCTATCAGAGCATAGTTCGCCATGTCAATAAGCGTATCTTTGATACTCTCATCTTTAACCTCAAGTAGTTCTTTCTTTGCGAACCCCATGATACGACTGAACTTGTCTCCTAGTCGGACACAACAGCCTTTCCATGCTGGGATACCACCCATTTCACAGGTTCTAAAGTTTGCAAAAACATCTTCCACGCTTGCGTAGTCGTGACGTTTTGCATTATGCGTTTTCTTCATTTCTTCTAGTAATTCGTAAAATCGTTCACTCTTGTCCATTATACCATCCTACTAAAGTTTTTCTCTTTCTTAAACTGAATGATATTTCTAAACTTATCAAACAACATATCCTGTTTGTGTGATATAACAAATACATTCTGTTTGTCAAATGTATTCAGAATTTTTAGAAAATCATCAGTACCAGCATTATCCAAAGATGAATCAAAAATCTCATCTAGAATCAGTAGATTCGTATTTGTTGAGTTTTTCATCTTTGCAATGGCTCTCCATGTAAATAGAAGTGCCAAATCAATTCGCATCTTCTCACCTTCTGAGAATGATGCATAAGAGAACTCATCACGAAAACGTGACTTGATTGTTTCATTGAAGTTCTCATCAATATTAAAGTTCACGAAAAAGTCCATAGAGGAAAGATAGGTATTCACCAACTTGTTCATTATTGGTAGATACTGTTTTACAATTTTTGTCTTGATGCCACTATCTTGTAAAAGATTACGAGCAACATCAATATAGAACCTATCCTCATTCAGTTTGGACTTCTGTTCTTCTATCAGTTTTATCTGCCCCTTCAGTTCAGACAGTTTTGCCTTATCTTCATCAGAGGCCTTACCTTCTTCATACTTCTGAATATCCATTTCCAGTTTCGCATTAAACTTTTCTAGTTCTGCAATAGAGGAAAGTATCTTTGCCTTTTCTACATCATTCTTACGAATGTTATCTAGACTGTTTAGGATGAGTTGGAGTCTGTCTTGTTCTTCTGATTCCATTCTTTGTAAATCTGCGATACCATTTTCGATGTCTCCAATTTTGGTGGTTCTAGATTCAATCTGCGTCTGCTTTGTTGATTCCGTAATTGGTTGTTCGCAAGACGGGCATTCATCGTTTGTCTGGAAAAATTGAATTTGACGCTCATGTTCTGATTTCCTATTCTGAAGGGCTGCTTCTGTTTGAGTTAGTTTCTTTAGTTTTTGTTCAACCTTTGTATGCTCTTCTGCATCAACGGCCAATTCATCATTCTCATCCTGTAATGCTTTCACATCATCTTTCTTTGCATCAATAGTAAAGTTGTTATCGTAAATCTTCTGTCTATTCTCTGCAATAATTACAGACTTATTATTCACAACCTCTTCAATAAACTTCTCTTGTAGATTCACTTTCTCCTTTGTCAAGTCGTAATTGTACTCGACATCACGAATATCTTCTAGTAGAGACTTGTTTTTATTTTTCAGTAGGAAGTTCATCAAAGAGAAAATCTTGATGTCTAGAATATCTTCAACAACCTCACGGCGAGCCTTTGTAGACAACTGCATGAAAGGCACAAAGGTAGAAGAACCTAGAATAACAACCTGTGTGAATGAACGATAGTTCAAACCCAAAATCTGTTGTTCTAGATGTTTCTGATAATCCCTTGCGTTTGCATCTTGGTTTATCATAGTGTCACCAATCCAAACCTCAAATTTGTTTGGTTTGATGCCACGAATAACCTTTACATCTTTATTATTTACATTGAACTCTACCTCAACAACAGTACCACCACCGTTGACAGAGTTTACCAACTGTGACTTTGAGATGTTGCGAAATGGTTTGTTGAAAAGAACAAAACAGAGGGCGTCTAGAATGGTAGACTTACCGGCACCGTTTTCTCCAATAATGAGGGTAGTTGGAGAATAGTCCAACTTTATTTCTGTAGATTGATTTCCTGTAGACAGGAAATTCTTCCATTTTATAGTTCTAAAAGTAATCAAAGTTCTAAGTCGCTCGCTTCTACATAAAGTGACTTCATCATACTAGTCAACCTTCTTTTATCTAAGTCTACATCAAGTTCATCAATGTAGCGTTCCAACAGAGTCATAGTATCCTCTGCATTCTCAATGATTTCATCAGAAACATTTGATGCATCCAAATCACTAAAGTCCTCAACAATCTTTACCTCATGGGCTCCAGACTGAGAGAGAACCTTGTCGATGAATCTATCGAACTGATACAAATCTTTTTTATTTACGACTACTATTTTAACAAATTTATCCTTCAATGTCAAGACATCAAAATCAGAATAATCAGTAGTAGTATCATCATAATATACCTTTTCAAAAATAGTGTAGGGGTTGATAATACGTTCTAGTTCCCTAGTACTCGTATCAAAAATATGAAATCCCTTTGGACACCCATCATCACTCCATGTCATCTGATAGGTATTACCAAGATAGTAAACGTGTCCATCATCAGACTTCTTATGAAAGTGTCCAGAGAATACTGTATCAAACTTGTTCAGAAACTTCTTATCGTATCCGTTTTCTGAGAAGTGTCCTTTGTGCATCTCAAAACCGTTGATTTCAAAATGCCCCATACAAACTTGTGCAGAAGTCATTTCGATACTTCTCATAGAACGCTCGTAGTTTTCAGAACAAATCCAAGGCATAAAATGAATAGGTGTACCATCAAACTCTTCAGTACAAGGCCCATCATAACATTGGATGCCTGGATATTTCTCTTCTCCTGGCCCACCTAGTAGTTCATAGAGAGAGTTAATCTCATTGGTGTTCTTGTAGTAGGTATCGTGGTTTCCTGCCATGATATGCATCTTGATTCCTCTAGATGCAATTGGAATAATAAAACGCTCACGCAAATCTTTTGCAATTTTATAGGATACAAACTTACGTCTGTCCATCAAATCGCCAAGATGGATAATCGTATCAATCTTATGTTCGTCAAGATATGGGAAAAATACATTCTCCCAAAACTTGTAGAAGTATTCGTTGAATGCTAGATTATCATTGCGAGCGCCAAAGTGGGTATCAGTTATCAGCGCTATCTTCATCGTAAAATTTCTCTAGTCCTTTTGGTTCAGTTTTCTTTTTCTTTTTGGGTTTATATACATCTTCGGCTGGTAGGAAGTTCTTCTGTAGATACTCCACAAACTGTGCCTGTTCCATATCCTCACCAACTGCAAGAATATCGACATTCATATTCTCAATCACTTTGTGTCGAATATGTTGTTGTTTCTTTTCTTTCTGAATTCTACGAATGAATGCGTAGTAGATAATTTGTGTAAAATACGCAAATGGGTTCTTTGATTTTTCTGGGTTGAAATTGCTTGCATATTGCAGACAGTTCTCAATACCATCTGAAATCATTTCATCCCTGTAGGTGTAATTTATAAAATTTGGTCTGTAAGAAAGATGGTTTGCAATCTTCAAGAAGCATTCTCCGATATAATTAGTCACTGGTGGTTGTGGGTCACCTAGTTCCTCTGCCTCTTTGCAACGATCTTTCCATTCTTTCATTGCTTCTAGGAATTGTGCATTGTTTACATAATGCACTCCTGTTTTTCTTTTGGCCATGTTCACTCCACATATATTATCGCTTTTGTGCGATTATTTGATATATCATACTATATCTTGATTCAAATGTCAATAGGCAATTTATTTTCAAAAACTTATTGACAAGCCCTTGACAAAACGGTATAACAGCTATGCTGGGGTTGAGAATGAATAGATCTAATGAATAGTCTTAGATATAGGTTCATACTCATCAAACTGTTCATCAATCTCTATTTCATCTAATTCAGAATCAGTAGGTAGTGGAGCCATTGCATCTCCATCCTCGTGTTTTGCTTTTTTAACACAATGTTCATAAAATTTTGATAATCCGTAAGAGGCCTCTGTCATTGTTATAACATTTGTTCTATCAATATCAAAGGTATCCTCTTCTGCAAAATGAATCCATCTTTGTAGGGTTAGAGACTCCTCAATACCATTTCTTGTAGCCTTGGGGTATGATTGCATCTTCATTGGATATACAACACTGATAAAAGAATCCTCTGGATTGTTGACAACATTACAGATAACTTCTTCACCGCTAGACAGTTTTAGAATTTTGGTATCCTCATTCATTTCATTTTTATCCTTTTAATTTCATAATCAAACTGTTCCTCATTGTATATATTTATTCGTTCCATGAAATGAGTTAAGGTGAAGTTCCTTCTTGACTTGTGGGTAAAGTCATCACTGATGTCGAATAGGGTAGCGGTATCTTTACTATCTCCAACTCGCAACCCTCTTCCGATTGACTGCAAAACCCTAATACGACTTTTAGAGGGGGAAGCGAACACGATGTTGTGGAGATTACGAATATTAATACCAGTAGAAAAAGTACCATAGGACGCAACAATAATCGCATCATTTTCCTTTTCAGTGATCGCACGAATATCTTCCCTTGTTTGTGTATCTGTTCCACCATGTACATAGAACACCTTTCTGTCCAAGTCTTTCATCATATCGTAAAGAACAGAACCATGTTTTTCTACAAATTGAAATAGAACTAATGTATTACCCTTAACTGCCTTTGTCAACCCTATAATAAATTTATTTCGCTCGGCGTGACGTACAATATAGTCTACCTCATCTTGGTAGTTCATATCCTTTACTAACTTGCATTCACTTTCTGGATATGAAAGAACTAGAGCCTTGATAGAAAAGTTTGCAAGTGTTTTCTTGTCTATCAGTTCTTTTGTACTAATCACCTTGTTCAGACTACCAAACAGTCCTTCTAGAACAAGTCTGTGTGTTTGCATACCATCTAACGTACCTGTTAGTCCAAATCTGTATTTGCAAAGATGAAGTTTTGTCAATATGGATGTAAGTGATTTAGATTTGAATAGATGAGCCTCATCACCTATTACACAACCAAATTGTTCAAAGTAACTCTTGGGCATTTTATAAAGAGATTGCCAAGTGGATATTACAAGCTTCTTTTCTACCTTCCTGTCGTACCCACTATAAACTTTTTGCATATATGCATCCAACCATCCGTAATCAATAAAGTCAGAATACATCTGTTCAACCAAAGATGTTGTAGGAACAAGTATTAGTATTTTATCGTTCTGCTCTTCTGCAAGGAGCATCTCATAATATCTTACTAGTACATAGATAATAAGCGACTTGCCTGAAGCAGTAGGACTAAGCAACAGAGCACGATGTTTTCTAATTGCGTACTCCACTGCACTAACTTGGTAGTCACGAGGTTTGATAGATTTTCCATTGGATCGTATGTTAAGTTGTCTAATGAATCCATCAAGTATTTTTCTGTCGATTGTTTTTTCATCTTGCAAATCCTCACTAATAGTATAATCTTCTTCAAAATCTTCTAGATATTTAGTCAAGTATGGTAGTAAACCAATATAGAGCTCACCATTTGCCGGCGAGAAAAGACGAATCTTTCCATCCCAAATACGGTTTCGATACGCAGGCATAAATCGAGCGCCAGGCACTTCAAAGGTAAAGTAATCCGATAACATCCTTGCAACAGATGCCTCAGTATCTACTTTGAGAAATACCTCATTTTTCTTGGAGATTGTTGTCACTAAATCGCACCATCTACAAACTTACGCCATTCGATTGCGTTTTTAATATCCCACCCACGTTGTTGGATTTGTTTCAGAATACGTTCACAGGAGTCCATGCACATTGCATTGTACTCCACCTTTTGTTTTGCCTTGATGAGTTCTTCATCAGATTCAAGGTAGATAGGCAAATCCTGTTTTAGAATTTTGTGGTCAAAGGGATTGTCACGATAGACTTCTGGGTCAGATTTACCAGAATAGTACTCCCACTTCTTACGATAGAGAACACGATAGTTACCCTCATTCATAAGTTTGAGTTGTCTAAAGTTGTTGTAGATGTTTAGGTATTTTTGGTGAAGGGTTGCAGACTTGAGAGACTCATCTGCGAGTTCCAAGTCATCCATTTTTAAGTCTTTTTCAGCCTGTTGCTGTAATTCATCAAGTGTCATTATATATCATCCTATAGGGCGAGCAGAGATTGGTTGGAACTTACTGTTCTATGTTATCTCTTACCATTGAGAGACTCAAACTAATACTGCTTAAGTACACCTTGTCTGCTCGGTATATTTATAAAACTTCAAACTCGTAAATATCGTATACGAATGTTACGGTTGCAGTGAGTTGTTCTGTATCTGTATTTTGTGTGGTAAAAGTCAAACCAGATAGTGATGTTGGGAAACAGTTCTTAAAGTTTGCTTTCAGAACAGGATTGTTCTTGTTTGTCAGAATATGCATAGTTGCATCACTCATTAGGTTTTGAGGCCCATTTGGCGTTGCACGAAGTTCTGGGTTTGCACCAGACACAGCGTCCTCAAACTGTTCTCTGTTTTTAGGGAAACCAATACCAACCATCCAATCATGGATTTCTCTATAGTTAGACAAATCTTCATTACATAGGAATGTAATCTCTAGACTTTCAAACTCTAGTGTATCACCCATCATATTGATGGCACTGAATGGTGTACTGATAGGAACACCAGAACCAAAGGTGATGCCAGGGATATTCGCCTCAGTCACAAAATATTCGACTGTGGGAATCTTCAGAAGTTGGAATCTAAACTGACTATTGTTTGCAAAGTCTAGATTGTCAACTTGTCTTTGTAGTGGATTGAATGCAACCATATTTTTCTTCCTTTACATTATTTATACGAATAAAAAAGGGGGAGCCGAAGCTCCCCCAAGTTCTGGTTGCTTATCGCAACTCTTATTACATGATGTTCGTAACTTGAACTTTTCTGTAGTAAGTGTTTGCGTTTGCAGTCATAGCACCACCACCAGCGGTTGCTCCTTCTGCAAAAGGATTGGCAGTAAGACCGTAACGAGTCTTGAAACCAATCTTTGGCTGGAATGTGTTCTCGCCAACTGCACGAACCATTTGCAACGGAACGTATGGGCAGTAGAAGATACCAGCATCGTAAGGTGAAGTACCTTTGTAACCTACAACGTAGAACTGCTTATCAGCAGAGTTTGCTGAATAAGGATCGATGTACACTTTGTAACGTCCGTTAAGAACACCAGCGAAAGTGTTACCGGCATCGTCTACATTAAGGTTGTTGTTGAGGGCAGGAGTGTAATCAAGAACACCAGCCATCTGAAGTGCAGATGCAACATCAGAAGAACAGATAATCATGTTACCCTTACCTCTACGAGTTTCTTGAGCGATTGCGTTTGCATCTCTCTCAACTTGGAACATAAGTCCTTTGAACTTTTCAACGCTCCAACGGCCGTTTGAATCAACGTCCATATCGAAGATACCAGAGTTGGCTGTATCTACTGCAGCGCCCTTCTTAGAAGTGACGTAGATAGTTCTTACAACTTCTCTGTTGATTTCAGCAAGAATTTCTGAAGAGAGAATGTTTGCAAGTTCTGTCTCTGCATCAAGACCGTGAATTGCTTTCAAGTCTTGTGCGAGTTCCATAGTGTACTCGGCTTTCAGAGCTCTTGTTCTTGCAGTAACAGTCTGCTTCTCGATTGAGAATGCCATTTCTGCGAAAGAGTTAGAAGCAGAGTCACCAAGTGCCTCGGCAGCAGATGTCTGCATTGCAACACCAGATACATAAGTGCCTGGAGCAGCATCGTTAAGAACAGCAGGGTTAGTACCTTGCATTTGAGTGTTACCACCAGAGAAGTCGTTGTCGGCTTCGTTGTAGAATGCCTCTGTACCTGTCTGTGAAGAGTAACGTGAACGCATTGCGAAGATAAGGCCAGTTGGGCCAGTCATAGGCTGAACGCCTGCGACATCATACGCAATAAGGTTCGGCATCGCCCGTCTTACGAGGGAGATGAGGATCGGATCCCAGCCGGCAACATTTGCACCGGCAGGTGCGTGACCAGAGTTGGTCGGTGCAGCCTCAGAAAGGAACGCATTGTCCTCTTTCATTGACTTTTCTTGGTTTTCTAGGATAACAGTGGTTACAGCCTTACGATAAGAGTCGTTGATCTCTGGAAGATCTTTATGCTCTAGGACTGGCTGCCACTTTTCCTGTAGATGTTCTGTTTGGAACATTTTAGTTTCTCCTTGTTGAGTTATC